TCATGTCCTCCTTCCTTTCGGCTGCCTGCCGTTTCCGGTGGGCAGTCTGCTGTTATGGTGCAGTTCTTCGAGTGTCCTGCCGTCCTCCCGGATGGTATGGGAGTCAAGAATTCTCCGGATTTCCGAGAGCCTGTACTGGCATTTGCGCCGCAGGACCACGTATCTGATACGGTGATCATCCCTCATGCGCTGCAAGGTCCGCTTGCTTACGCCCAGTTCTCTGGCGGCTTCATTCGTGTCGAGAAGCCTGTCCGTATTTTCACGTTTCATCGCCTCCCTGATTTCACGGACATAGCCGGCCACTTCTGCTATCTGTTCCATCATTGCCTTGTATGCGGAACTTTCCATCGTTATCACTTTCATGTTCTGTCTTTTTTCTTGTTCCTGCGGCAAAGTTCAGCAATAAACAAAAGGGGCTTTAACAACTCACTACGTGGCTCACGTGAGATTTTTCTGAGAAATGGCTCCGTTACCCGGACAAACGGCGCAACAAGTTGCCAGTTAGCGGAATATGGAATCTTTTTCCGCCTGCGTCGTTACCTTTGCACGGAACTAAAATCAAATTCTTATGGAAACGGTATCTATTGAGAAAAAGACCTTCGAGGAACTGATGGCGCAGTGGGACGCCTTTGTGGAAAAAGTGACCGCCTTGCAGCGCAAGGGGGACGGGAAACGCCTTGCCCGTTGGCTCACGGGCGACGAAGTGTGTAACCGGTTACGGATAAGCCAGCGCACCTTGCAGAAACTGCGTGACAAGGGATTCATCGGCTATTCACAGATCGGGCACAAGTTTTTCTACAAGCCGGAAGAGGTCAAGCGGCTGATTCCGCTTGTAGGCATAATCCACCCCAGCGGCAAATAACCGAATATTCACCACTAAATCCGAAGTAACATGAATGAGAACAATGAAATCATCACGATGGAAGACGAAAAGGTCGCTTCCATATTGCAGAAAATGAAAAAAAGCTCCAGATGGCTCAGTGGGTTTCTGGAGAGTTACCGCCCGCCGCTTGACGGTGAGGTGTACCTGACGGACAAGGAAGTGGCAGACCTTTTACGGGTAAGCCGCCGTACTCTTCAGGAATACCGTAACGAGCGGCTGCTGCCTTATATCATTTTAGGCGGAAAGGCGCTGTATCCCGAATCGGGACTGCGTGAGGTGCTGGAAGCGAACTATCGGAAACCTTTCAGATAGCCTCCGACCAAAAGCAAGAACGGACAACCGAATGACGGCTGTCCGTTCTTGCTTGCGTTTGTTCCGTTCTCAGCAATGTCCTCCTTTGGCTATCGGCACAAACAGCATATAGGTATCCTTCTGCTCTTTGGCGTACGCTTTCCGTAAAAGCCACGAACGGAACACATGGGTATAATAGGTATTCAGGCGGAACGCTATCGGTATAATGATTTCAAGGGAATAGACATCGGCATTCAGACCGTTTTCCAGCCGGACATACCGGCACACCTCAAAGTCATTCAGCACGTCCGTTTTCAGGATTGCCCGGATAGCCGCATTAACCGCTGTTGTTGTCACATTGAACAGTTCTCCGATTTCCCATGCCGTCATCCATACATCGTTACCGGTTACGGTTACCGATTTTCCTTCTATGGTAATGATATTTCGTTTCATGATTCTTCTTTTTTAGATGTTGCATCCTTTGAACTCTTCTATGCTGCCAAGACGTGCGACAAGATTTTCCATATCCTGATTGAGCTTTTCTTTTGTAATCTTCGCATAGATTTGCGTCGTCTTGATGCTCTTGTGTCCGAGCATCGAACTCACAGTTTCAATAGGTACGCCGTTTGACAGGAATACCGTTGTCGCCGCCGTATGACGGCTCTGGTGCCATGTAAGGTGTTTCGTGATACCGCACCGTTTGGCTACGGCACGTATTCCATACAGGCAGGTCATGTAATGGGGGACAGGGAAAATCCTTCCGTCCTCACACAGTCCGCGGTATTTTTCTATGATTCTTCGGGGCAGGTCCAGTAGGCGGATATTCGATTCCACGCCCGTCTTCTGGCGGTTGATGTTTATCCACTCATGGTTGTCGAAGTATGTACGGATATTTTCCTCACGCAGATTGCGCATATCGGAGAATGACAACCCCGTGAACGCACAGAACAGATACAGGTCACGGTAAAGCTCCTGTTTGGCGTTTTTCAGTTTGCCGTCCATCAGCATACGGATTTCCTCTTTCGTGAGAAACCCTCTTGTCGTTTCCTCTTTCTTGATTTCATATTCACGGAACGGGTCGCGTGTCAGCCATTCATTGTTAATGGCAATGAACACCATTGTCCGTAACGGACACACATAAAGCCAGACCGTATTGGTACAGCAGTGCTTGTCCGTGCGGAGAAACATTTCAAAATCGGAGATAAATGCCGGAGTAAGTTCCTTCAGGGCAATATCCTTCACATGGTATCGGATATTCAGGAACTCTTGCAGGTGCTTGTAAACGACCAGATATTTTGAAAGCGTGGCTTTGGCTTTCATGCCGGCTTCCACCTGTTTTGCATAATCCTCGTTGTGCTGGCGGAACACCTGCATCAGTGTATGGCAGCGGTGTTCCAGTCCGAGAAAGGCATTCTTCACTTTTTCAGCCGTCACAAAATTGTCACGCTCCATGATTTCCTGATAGTGCCTGTTGATGCTCACACGCATCTTGTCAAGCAGGCGGTTTGTTTCAAGTGCGGCTGAACTTCTTCCCGTGACACGTCCGCCTTTCGTGTCCCACAATTTGGGATCGACCGAAAGTTTGCTGCTGAATTGCGTCTGTGTTCCGTCCACTGTGATACGTCCCATAACCGGTACTGTACCGTCTTTCTTCACTGCCTGTCTTTTCAGGTAGAAGATAACTGAAAATGTACTCTTCATCGTTCTAAAATTTTTTTGGTTTCAAATTTAGTTCGTGAAGAATCCTTCGTCGCTACGCAAATCATTGAGGAATACTGCAATTCTCGTTCACGCCGCATTTTCTTGCGTGAGTTGTTAGTAACTCACTGGAAGTTAGTGTTTTCTATATTCTTCCAACCTCATCATAACCTGTTTTGGGCATGGTCACGAATTAGTAACGACTATCCCTCCTGAATACAATTCATTGTCTTTCAATTAGTTGCAGTACGACATTTTGACGATAGGTAATGGATTTGTAACGTGCTAACTTCTGTATTCTTCATCGTCTTGAAGTGGTGTGATTAGCAAATACAAAGTTACGTAAATTCTTGTAGATATCCAAATTCTGAACTAAAATCAGTTTAGTTCATCGCATCTTATAAGTAGCTTTGCTTAAATCTTTTTACTTGAATCTCAAAGAAAGTAAGATGAAAGTAAGATGTATTCGGCAATATATTATGTGCAATTGAAATAAAATTTGTATTTTTGTACCCGTTTATATGTGATAAATTGATTATGCTATATTATAGAAGGAAAATATTATTAGCCACATTGGAGGTGTTTGGTGGGAAACTGACTGCCAAACAACTACAAAAGTTGCTTTTCCTTTTTTCAAGGGGACAAGAAATAAAGGCTTATGACTTTGTTCCTTACTATTATGGATGCTTCTCTTTTCAGGCAAATCAGGATATTATTATTCTAGGGAATCAGGGATTATTAACAATAAAAGAAACCGAGCATGGGCGTTTTATCGAGTTGGTAAAATCATGCAATTATTTGGCAACATTAGATTTATTTGACCAACAAGCTATGCTTAAACTTAAATCCAAATATGAGAAGATGTCTCAAATGGATTTGATAAAATATACTTATGTGAAGTTTCCTTTTTATGCTATTAATAGCCGCATTGCATCGGATATTTTATCAAAAGATGAAATCGAAATAGTGAATAGACAAAGGCGTCATATAGAGGGGGTGAAATTATTCACAATAGGGTATGAAGGGATAACGTTAGAAACTTACTTAAAAAGACTAATTATAAATGACATCCATCTTCTTTGCGATGTCCGAAGGAATGCTTATAGCCAAAAGTATGGCTTTTCTAAAACTCAATTAGAAAAAGCTTGTGTGGGATTAAATATCGCATATATACATATTCCGGAACTAGGTATCGAATCACAAAAGCGTCAAGATTTGAAGTCACAAAAAGATTATGATATTTTATTTGATGAATATGAAAAAACTACATTAAAAAACAACCAAGAGTCACTTTTGAAAATTCGTACTTTACTTGATAGATATGAAAGAGTTGCATTAACATGCTTTGAAAAAAATCCTATGCAATGCCACCGCTCTCGTATAGCAAAAGCTTTATTATCATTGTCAAACAATCTTGAATTTAAAGCAATTTGATAAAATGGCCGTAAAAAACATTTTAATAGCCGTAAAAACTTATCCTACGCTATCAGAAAAATATGATGAATTGGTGTGTACCGCCGGTTTTTTGGAAGATGGCTCTTGGGTAAGAATATATCCTATTCCATATAGAAAGCTTGACTATACTGAAAGATATCAGAAATGGCATTGGATTTCACTTGACATAGAGAAAAATCCCCATGATTTTAGAAAGGAGAGTTTCCGCCCTGTAAATATTGACAGCGAGTTGATTATTAGCAAACATGTTGGAACCCAAAACAATTGGGCAGAACGAAAGAAAATCGTTTTAAAACATGTCTATACAAATATGGAGGAGCTAATTTCTGAAGCAAAAGACAATAAAATAGGAACATCTTTAGCCGTTTTAAAACCCAAAGAAGTGGTAGATTTTGTATGGGAAGAATGCAAGGAAAGAGACTGGGATAAAAAGAAATTGGATAAAATATTAGCAAAACAAACACAACTATCTCTTTTTGAGGAAGAAAATGAGACACGAAAAATATTTAAAGTAGTAAAGAAAGTGCCTTATGAATTCTCTTACATATTTACTACAGAAGATGGCAATCAAAGAAAGTTGATGATTGAAGATTGGGAAGTGGGTATGTTGTATTGGAATTGTCTAAAGAAATCTCAAGGAAATGAAGAAATTGCATGCCAAAAAGTTAAAGAAAAATATTTTGATAAGTTTGTCAAGGAAAGAGACTTGTATTTCTTTTTAGGTACGACTATGAAATTTCATAATGTCGGAAGAAATCCTTTTATTATTATAGGTACATTTTATCCAAAGAAAGAAAACCATCAACAAATGTCTCTTGATTTTTGAAGTCCTCATAAATTATCATATGAAGCTATCTCAAAAAGGAACTATTTTTCTTTTTGAGATAGCTTCTTTATCTAGATAGACTATTTTTACATCGGCTTGATCATCTTCTTTATGAATGCAACTTCTTCATTGGTTAGATGATATTTGATATAGAGTTGTTGGTCTATTTCGGGAATTGTTCTACTCCAATTAATATCACTATTTATAGTAAAATCTTGAATTGGGACAAAAGCAAAGCATTCCTTTGTCACATTTACAGAAGTTATACCTTGCCGAAGGAGGAAACGAGCAAATTTTGTTAGAAGATACTTTTTATAATTCGTAGCTTCTTCCAATGTACTAAAAACCGCTGTGTCAATGTAAGTTTCAGTATTAATTTCGGCTGGGGACAGTATTTGAGGCTCGGTTAATACCCTATATCCTTCACCCGGCTTAACACTCATTTCGCCATTGCTGGGGACAAAACGACCAACAATTATCTTAAACTGGTCTATATACTCAATACCCTTAGAAATGTCTGTGCGGTAAACTTTCGCCCATCCTTTGCTTGTAAGTATCTTCATATCACCTTTATCACTTCCTCGAAAATATGTTCTAAATCCAAATGGATTAATTGAAAGAACAAGACTGTTCAGATATGATGTGGAATTTGACATAATCTTTTCGAGAATAGAAACAGCCGCATTTGAGCGAATAAGTGTATCAAATTGATTTAAGTATCGGTTTACAGTAATATCTTTTAATGCATTATAATTTGTTACTCTACATGTACCGTTATAATTCGCATCCCATAAGAATGTACAAAGTCCGCCTGCAATGTCAACCGTAGGGAAAAGGTCTTTACTTAACTCGTAATCATGTAGTTGAGAAAGATGGGTGTCAGAAATCATATCAGAACGGAATTCATCCAAACCTCGTCCACCCGCATACCAACGTGCAGGCATAATCAAACTTATATAATTAGGATGCACCCGTTTTGCAATATTCATAAAGTATTGATATACGGGAACGGCTCCTCTATCAGTACCTCCATCCATAACCTGATACGGCGGATTACCCACTATCGCATTGAATTTCATATTGTCATCATCATTAGCTTTCCAGAACGAGCCTCCCTTTGCCATCTTCTCGATGAAATTTTGGGGCTTGTTCTTAATTTGGTTGATTAAATCTTCGAAATAACGTGTGTTCACTTTGGCTTTTCGGAAGCCCACAAGCGTCCGCCTAGTGATGCTCTTCGCCATCGGTGTCTTGCACACCACGAAAATGTTCTCCGCCACGACCTTGTCCCATACCGCCTGTTGTTCCTCTAACGTGTCAGCGGAAATGGTGCTGTCTTTCAGACGGGAACGGTAGATGCCGTAAGCCATGTAAAGCGGATACAGACCGGACTTGGAGTTGATTTCCAAGATACGGGCATTGAATGCGAATACCTCTTCCGTCACCTTGCCGTGGTCGATGAAACGCGGCTCGTCAAGGGTGTGCTCATAGTCCTTGTCAAAGAAATTATAGCCTCCCAGACAGTCGCTCAAGTGCATGTTCACCACGCGCCACGGCGTAAGCACCGTTTCCTTGTCTGGATTGCGTAATGTGCTGAAAATATCCGTGATACGCCCGATGCGTTCCTCCACACTCAACTTATCAGCGGCTTTTGCCATCGCACGGATACGCTTGCCCGCCGCACGGAAGATGTCCGGGTCATAGTATTTCTTGAAAGCGTTGAACTTCTGCTTACTCACCCCTTTGGGCATGAACTCCTCCCACGAACGCGGGTCTATCTTTTCGGCGAAGTTGTCGATGGTGATTTCCTCGTCCTCGTTGTCCAGTTCCGCACCGTAGATGAGCAGGGGCATACGGATGGAAATGCCCCGGAGGATGGAGATGGCCGCCTCGCGGTTCTTCGTCTTCTTTTTCAATTCCTCTAATCTGCGCTTCTCTTCCGCGGTCAGTTCCTTCTTGGATTTCTTCTCCAGCTTCTCCTTTTCCTCGTATTCCTCATTGTTCAGCCCTTGGTTGTTGATGTCCACTTGGTTGGTCTTGGGCATCGCCTTGGTCTGGCCGATTATCTTTTTCAGGTCGTCAAACTCCTGCAACTCCAAATCGCCCAGTTTCAACAGTTCGTCATTGTAAAGGCTGTTGTCCTCGAAGCCGTTGCGTACCACGCGCTCCACATAGACTTTCTTGAGCTGCTCCAGCATACGAGGCACATCAAACTTGTCCATCCGGGAGCCTTCAATGGAAATAACCGGACAGAAGTTGAGGAAGTCGCCCATAATCTTGCGGTCGTTCTGTGAGGTCTTTCCCGCCTTAGCGGAAATCTTGGCTGTCTCGGCAAGCACACGCAAAGTGCGATCGGGGGCAAAGTCGAACACGTAACACTGCTCCTTCACACGCCCGTTGATGTTGGCAGGGGTCTGCACCCGGAAAATGGTCTGCATATAACTGGATGCCGCCGTATTGTATGAGCCGGACAGCATGAACACGGCTGTCCACGCAGGAACACTTACACCCGTTGTCAAACGCCCGCAGGACAAGGTGATGGTGCGTGTCACATCCGGGTCTTTGCCGATGGCGTTGTTCACAGCTTCCAAGGCATCGCGGCTTTCCTCGTCCTCATCGCCGTCACCAGCCACGTTGACGATGTTAAAATACTGGAATACTGGATGCCGCTGTAACAACGCACTGAGTGCCTTGGCCTCCTTTACCCCCGGAAGCATCCACAGCGTATGCCGGAAGATACCCCGGTATTCCTCGTTGGCGAAAGGATAGCAGCTATCCTTGTCCTCCTTGGTCAGCAGGTTGAGAAAAGCGGAAACATTCTGTTCGTGGACAAAGCCACCATCCTCGTTCACGCGGAAGAACTCGCGGAAATTGAACGCCACGTCCTCATCGGCGAACTCTTTGAGCAAACGTCCGAGGTCGTAGGTATAGATGTTCATCACGGGCAGTGCTGCGTAGGGATTCGGGTCGCCCTGATGTACCTTGTCCCATTCCTGCTTGGCGCGTTGCTCCTTCACGTAGTCCCAAGTATAAATCTCGTCCTCCTTGAAATCGTCCAACAGGTTGAACGGTGTTCCTGACAAGCGTAGGACTTTTGTATCATCCTTGACTAGTTCCGCCATCACTGCCTTGCCCAGTTCCGTCTGTGTGCCTTCGTGCGCTTCGTCCACGATAATCAAGTTCCAAGGCGTGGCGAACACTTCATCATTCTTGTCGAAGTTGCCGCCCACCAGTTCCGAACCGCGCAAGTCCTGCATGGAAGCAAAATAAACGTAATGCAGGCTGTCCGCCTTTGTCTGCCGTTCAAGGCTCTCGTGACTGTCCCCATTATTCTTCGAGCCGTAGGCGAAATCGCTGCTGTCGTAGAAAATCTTGCCGAAGTCCTCGAACCATCCTCTGTCCACCACGGGACGGTGGGTCAGGATGAGCGTCCGCCTGAAATCCATGTCCTTGACCACCTGCAAGGCGGACAGGGTCTTGCCGAAACGCATCTTGGCGTTCCAAAGCATCTGGTTGCCTTTCTTGAACTGCCGCTTGGTCTTGTCAATGGCTTCCCGCTGCTCCGGACGGAAGATAATGGGGCTTCGCCCGTGCGCCACCTCTCCTGGCAACAAGGATTCCTTGCCCTCCTTGACGGCTGCGATGGCACGTTTTACGACATCAAGGTCGGTGATGAACCATTCGTTGGCTCCGTTCACCTTGTCAAACACTTTCTTCTTCACGCCGGAACGCTCCAATACGGCATGGACTTCCTTGTCATTGAACGATTGTAAACCACCCCGGTTGTAGAGAGCCAACTCGGTGTAGAGCAACTCATAATGGATGCCTGCCGTCTGCGTGTAGTGGTTGATACGTTTCCTTGCCGCCTCATTCAAGGGTTTGCTGTTCGGTGCCAGCCCGATGACATTCCCATCGTCACAGGTGGCCTCGCCTATTTTCAGGCAACCCTCATGTTCGGCGTCATTGATGCGGAACACGTATATCAGCTTCAGTTTCAGGGAAGAGAAGTATTTCATAGGCATTCATTTTAGGAGGTCGATATATTTGATTCGCTTGCCTTTGCGTCCGGTCTGCGGGTCTTTGATCCGCCAGTCCTTGATAAGGCAATACGTCCCGTTGTGCTTGAATATGTTATCCGTTCTGCATCCCTCGCAAGGAGTGACTATTTCCTTGCTTTCACCGAAAAGGGACACTTCCGTGTGTACCTTGTCCTTGCAGCTTCCGGGGACAACTCCTTTCAGCCCGTCCATCTGCCACATGTTCCATGAGATGATGTAGGCGATGTAATTGATGGATTTCAGCAAAGGGGTCTTGTCGAACTTGGCACGGTAATACTCGATAAAAGAATAGAGTATGGACTCACGGGCGATGAGCAGGCTGTCGCCCTGCCATTCATAGGCATAAAGGCTCTTGTAGGCTTCCTGCGCGGCTTCCAGCCATTCACCGGAAGTGTCCGTATTCTCGCTAACTACCCGCAACTTTCTGTCCAGCAAACCTATGCGTTCACCAATGGGAATGATTGCTCCCGTGGTAGCATCATAGCGACTGGCGATGTAGGGAGCCTCGCCACAGGTAATTTCAAGCCGGATGTCGCGGACATAATCTTTCCATGTTTTTCCCTCGGGAAAGGTTATCTTGTCCGGATTCGTTTTCCATCCGTGCGTACCGTCTTCTGACGTATATTCCGTATTGAACACGTCTTTTCGACCAAACCATGCTTCATCAATGAGGTTGTTTTGCGCGTTGCATACCCATGAAGGGGTGAACACCTCCGCCATGTCCCGGACACGTGCCGACTGGGTATCCTTGTGCTTCAGGATACGGGGCATAATAACCTGTCCGTTCTTGCCCGTGATAAGTTCCGGCAATATCGGGTCGTTATAGCCGTATCCTGCACCGAGGTGCTCATAATCGGAAGTCGCCCACAAGATATTACACACGGCATCGCCCCTGCTCGTGGTATGGTCTTTGAGCAAGGTGGCCAACAATTCCGGCGATGCCCGGAGGATGTCGTTCTCCAATATGTCCGCGATGTCCGGCATGTCTGATACGCTTGGGTTAAAGCGTATCTCCTGACGGGAGAGAATAAAGGCTGATAATCAGATTGTTTCCAGTTGGCTTGTAAAACAACGGTTATTTTTAGGTTGCTTTTATGCTTGTCAAGTGTATTTTAGCCGGGTGCAAACTGCTCATTTTTCACAAAAATGTGTAAATTTGCACCCGATAGTGTATCTCCCGTCAGAAGCACCGTTTTCTTTTTCAAACAATCCCCGCCTACAAGTCTTTCAGGATGATGGAATTCGCCTTGTCTATCACCGAACCGTCCAAGGAGGCGAGATAGATGCGCGTGGTCTCTTCCGAGTCATGCCCCATGCCCTCGCTGATGACTGAAATCGGTATGTTCTTGCTCTTGGCGATGCTGGCCCAGGAATGCCTGCTCACGTACATGGTCAGCGGTGTTGTTATTTCGCACAGCCGGGCGATTTCTTTCAGGTACTTGTTGATACGGAACATCGTGCTCTTGTATTGGCTGCGCAAATTGTTGGATGGAAGTTTGAGGATGGGAAGCAGATAATCCTCGGAACAGCCTGCCGCATATTGGGCGACAATCGCTTCCATGCAACTTTCCCATCTGATATGCAGCTGCTGCCCCGTCTTATGCCTACGGTAACTCAATATGCCGTTTTTCAGGTCTGACTTCTTGATATACGCCATGTCGATAAACGACATACCACGGGTGTAAAACGAAAAGAGGAACATATCCCTTGCCAGTTCCCAGTGCGGTTTCCTGCTCAGGTCAAGTTCCTTGATGCGCTTGATGTCCTTGAGAGGGATGGCACGCTTTGGGGTCTTGTCCATCCCGGTATAGACATGTTTGAATGGATGCTTTTGCACGGTCAGCCCTTTCTCCACGGCACGGTTGTAGGTGGCACGGAGGATGCGCATATAGAAGGACAGGGTGTTCAAGGACACGCCTTTCATTTTCAGCCATGCCTCGTATTCCATCATCATATCCGCATCCATATCATCCAACTGCACATCCTTATTTTGTCTGAAGTGCATAAAGCTGGACAACGCCGCTGAGTATGTTTCCGATGTCCGTTCCCTGTTCAACCGCCTTAACTGGGAGATGACTGATTCCATGAAATTGTAGAAGGACTGGGATTCGGATATTTCACGGAAACGGCTTATGATGGCATCCGTGGAGCAAGTTCCTTTATAAGACAAATCTCGGACGATGCCTTCCAACCTTCCCACATCCCGGTTCACTTGCCGGATGATCTGACGAAGGTAATATTTCCTGTCTGCCGGAAGCATGGCCGGAATTTCAATCATTGACTGTTTCCCGTTCCACTCGCTTTCAAATACTCGGTAATCCGTCCTGATGTGGCGGACTACGCAGTTGTGTATCACCTGATAATAGATGCTGCCCTCCTTGCCGTTTACGGAAGAAGGACGGAATTTTACCTTTACTGATGCCATTCACTTTATTTTTTATTATTACCATTCATTTGCCTTACTTTCAAACTCTCCTGCATCAGGCTGTCGGATACGGTTTTCAAATCCTTGTCGTAACTGTCAGCCTGTCCGCGTACCCATTCAATAGACTTTTCGTCACGGTGAATGTCGAACACATCATTCAGCCAAAGAATCTCTTTGGGGCTGCATCCTCCCCATGAGCGGATGGCACGGAACTTCAGCGCATCGTCCGAATACTGACGCTTGGAATGCCAAAGCTCGATGTTGCCCCAGATGGATAGACCGCAAACGACACTCATGCCGACCAAAAAGGAAAACACCTTACTTGACCTTATGTCGAAGCTGTGGCGGTGGATATGTTCCTGCGGTTCGTTCTCCTGTCCGTTAACGCTTCGGGTAAACGATTCTTTCAAGTCACGCAACAGATTCAGAATCCGGTTTGACGTGTAGACTTCCGCTTCTCCGAATTTGGTCAGTATGGCTTTAGTCTGTTCCCGGTTTTCTCTGGCAGAAGTATCCAGCAATTCCTTTATGGGAGCTAAATCCATTGCCGGAGGCTGTCCGTCTGATTGGTTGTTGCTTACTTTTGGAGTATTCTCTAACTTGCTGTTTATACTCTTTAAGCCACTTTTGATGTCCTCAAAGAGCGCATACACTTCGTTATTATCCATGTTTATAAACTGATTTTACGTTGTTTCTTTTTCTTACGTTTTAACTGTTTCTCAAAATAGTTCTCATCTGCCTGACCGTTTGTAGCATTCGGCATGAGCAAGCCTATGGAACCACTGTACAAATCATCGTTGCCCATCACTTCAGATTGCAGTGTCGGCTGTTCGGAAATTTGATTGCCCGTCATTATCCTTTGCCGTTCCTCCTGCCTGTTGGCGTTCAGAGCCGCATCTATCTTGGAATAGCTGAATTGCCTGTCAATCTTGGAGCCGCTGAACGAATAGCCGTTCTTGGAGAATACGACACCCTGCACCTCGTCCGACTTGCCTTTGTACTTGAACTGCATTTCCACGCCTTGTTTTTTCAAATTAACGGCTAACTGCCGCCAGTTACCGTATCTTGAAACTTCCGATTTAAGGAGAAAATAAAGTTCGTATTTAGTCTTGTCCGGTTCTTTCAGCCGATGCAGTTTCACCTTTTCCTTGCCTTCGGATACGTACAGACCGTACTTCCGTGTCAGTTCCTTGCAGATACGTGTGCTGCGTATCCGCTCGTTCCGGTCGCTGATTGTCCTGCCGTCACCAGCGATACGGTTGAATGCGATATGCACGTGCGGATGCTCCTTGTCAAAGTGGCGCACGACAAGAACCTGTGTGTCCTTTATACCCATTCTCTCCAAGTATTCCAATGCAATTCCTGCCATTGTCCGGTCGGTAAGGCGGTGTTCGTCCTCTCTGGAGAATGCCAGTGCAATATGTCCGACAGGCTTCGTCACCCTCGGATTCATCCCTGCCTGCGCCTCAAAACTCATGACTATCTTGTCCTTATTTTCTGAAAACAAGCCGTCACAGACAAGGATTTTGGCATCCTTTTCCTTGTCAAGAATGTAGTTCACCACACCCCTGAAATTACTACCCTTGACAATTTTGGCTATCATAGGAGGATAAGGTTCAGCAGTTCCTCGATACGTGCCACGAGCACGCGGCACTCCATTCTCACCGTGACGAAGCCTGCGGCATTCGCCTTGTGCGCAAGCTGGTTCAGGTTGTTCGCCATACCGCACAGCTTGCGGACATAATCCGTATGTTCCGGCGTGAGCCGTTCCTTTACATGGCAGCTTCTCATGCACTCGCGCAGGAATTCCCCGGCAGATATGCCTGCGCTCCGAGCCTTGCCTTTCAGGGTGTAGTAGTCCGATGTCGCCATCTTCACCGTGAGACGGTATTTCAGCTTGTCTGCCGCCTCCTTCTTGGGGCGACCGCCCTTGTTTCTTCTACTAAATTTTTGCTTTTGTTCCATCTGTAAGATTCAAATTCTAATGTCTATAATGTTGATACTGATTAGACCAGCGGGATGTAGCTTCCACGGAGTTCCTAAGTGGGAGCAGGCGGTTTCGGTATGCCCGAAACACAAACTTGCTCCCCTCAAAACTCCGTTGGATTGGTTCAGAGTAACTCCGAATAACATCCCGTAAACCTGCTCCTTAATTCTCAGAGTTTACGCCATGCCTCGATGTCCTCCCCGTAGGTGGCAAGGTGGTGGCGGGCGATGTTCTCCATCAGTCCCGACACGCTCATCCTGCGACTGCCGAACAGGCTGACGATGCGGTCGAGGGCATCGCGTGTGTCGCGGCTGAGGAACACGGGCTTCCGGTCTTCTATGGACGGTACCGGGAGGAACATTGCCTTGTATTCCTCCAGCGATGCCCTGCGTTGCTTGCCGCTGACACGGTGTACCACCTGCGGACTTCCATCCGTATTTTCCTGCACGGCTTCACCTGTTTGTTCATTCATGTTCTCATCCGTACCTGCCTGTACATCCTCGTGCTCCTGTGCCGGCATACCGGCAGGCACAGTGGCAGGCTTCTGCTCTTCCACTTCCGGCTTGGTTCCCAAAAAGATTTTCAACTCTTCATCCATCGTCCGGTTGCTTACGTTCTTTCTCATACTTGTTTGAATTAAATGTTTAACAATAGTGGTCGTAGTGCGCACATTTGACCAATTATCGGCAGCAAAGAAAATGGATATAATGCAGGAAGTCAAATACTTGGATTGGCTGTGGCAACAATGTGGCATTTTGCATTTTTCATGTATGATTAGTGGTGGATGATTCACCGAATTGCCACAGAAGTAGAAAATAGCCGTTTCATATTTAAGGGCTTAATCTGAACAGATAATACGAAAATAAAAATGTTCTCAGGGTCTTGATTGGATAATCATCTTGCAGTACATGGTATCCGAAATGCGCCACAGGCTACCGTACCAGCGCCAAATGCTGCCACGATGCTGCAGGTTGGTTGTAGTCTGCCGAAGTTGGCTTTTCTTTGTACAGTCGGCAACCGGAAGGGCTGTTGCGGAATATGGAATTAAGCCAATCCCTACCACTTGCCGCCACAAGCTGCCAGTCAGTAGTAAAGCCATTGTCCGATACTGGTATTGGCTTTACTTTGCAGACAAACAGGATTACCAACAATAAAAACAGTATATGCAATGAATGAATTTGTGATTATCTCGAAAGACGTGTTTGAAGAAATGGTCGGAAAATTTAACCACTTCTCCGACCGGGTGAATGAAATCCTCGGCAAAAGGGAGGAAGGACGGCTCAGCCGCTGGATGGACAATCAGGATGTCTGCCAGCAGCTTCGTATCAGTCCGAGAACCTTGCAGACGCTTCGCGACAACGGGACGCTGGCTTACTCCCAGATAGGGCATAAGATTTTCTACAAGCCGGAAGACGTATTGCGTATTGTCCAGCTCGTGGAGGACAGACGAAAGGATGCAACCTGTCGGGGAAAGACTATCTGAATATAATCAAATCTATTGTACCACTAAATCCACTGTAACAAATGAACGGAACGATTAAAACAAATGATGAATGGGCTGTCGGCTTCATGAAGGAACTGGACTCTATGCTGAACGGCATTGAAAGCATGAACGAAAAAAGCAAGGCTTCATTCGGTAATGAACGCTTCCTGACGGACAAGGAGGTGTCGGCATGGCTCAAAGTGAGCCGACGCACCTTGCAGGATTATCGTAACAACGGGATGGTGTCCTATTACCTGTTGGGTGGTAAGATTCTCTACAAGGAATCTGACATCGAAAAGCTGGTGATGGGCGGGTATCGGAACGCCTACCGAACGGAAACGTAATTTTGTAAAGTGTGAAAGGAACAGAAGCCGATGGCGACAGGTAAATTACCCGGCCATCGGCTTCTTGCATTATTATCATTATAGGTACAAACAACACTAACATTTGTATCGTGGATTGGCTTCGGACAGTGAAAAGAACAAATGAATGGGCTTTTCCTGATTGGGCGCATACAGCCTTTCCATAATGAACATTCTGAAAACCATACATTCCCTGCTGCGTAGTCTGAATGCAAGAGCTATGACGATTTCAAGGCTGTACACCATGTAACGTGTCCCGTCTTCCTGTCTGATGTAGCACATGGTTGTTTCTTCCAACAGTTCATGATTCTTATAAATATCACGGATAGCCTTGCGGATGTCACAGCAGAATACCATAAACAGGTCTGACATTTCCTGCTGTGTCATCCAAACAGGAGCGGTCGGCATGGCGACCACTCCTGTTTCACTGATTGTAATGATTCCTCGTTCCATAATGTATGTTTTTAATGTTTTCCCTGTCTTTGTTCCACTCCGGCATACGGAACTTGTTCCCAATGCGCTGTGTCAGCTTCTTTACATCCTCGTCCACTTTCTGATGGGTCAGTCGGGAATAGATTTGTGTGGTGCGCATGTTCTTGTGTCCCATCATCTGGCATACGGTTTCCAACGGAACTCCCTGTGAAAGAGTTATCAATGTTCCGAAATTATGTCGTGCCATATGATAGGTAAGCCGTCTTTCAATTCCGCATAACTTGGCGAGTTTGGGCATATTGTTGGTCAGGGCGGAACGACATGGCATATTGAACAGCCTGTCACCTGTCCGCTCTCCCTCGTATTTCTCCAATATCCTGCGTGGAATGTCAAGCAGGCGTATCGCACACTTGCTCTTGGTTTTCTGACGTTTGAACTTTATCCATAAATTCCCCTTGCCGTCCTTGCTCAAATTACTTGTATTCAGGTTGCACATATCAATATAGGAGATACCTGTAAAAGTGCTGAAGATGAACATATCACGGACGAGGCAAAGGAAACCGTTTGGAACGGGCGTGTGCATGAGCTTCTGTAGCTCGTCCATCGTCAGATGGCGGTGTTTCCTCAGTGCCTTTTCAGGAATGAACGAGGCAAACGGGTTATAACGGATTGTACCTTGCGCCAGTGCCGTCCTTGTCATGGTCTTCAGTTTTATGATATACCCCTCCACTGTGGCAATGGAATATCCCATGTCCGTCCGCAAGAAATTGTCATATTTTTCAATGAAGACATAATCAAGCTGCTTTAACGGGATGTCTTCCGCACCGTAGCAGTCATGTATAAATTTCTGGAGGGTTTTATAGGATGCCTTGTGGGCTTTCAATGTGCCGTAAGCGCGGTTAATACCCACACGCTTGGCATATTCCTCCATGTATTCACGGTAAAGTTCCAGCAGTTTCCGTTTGTATTGCCCGACACCGTTCACTGCATTCTTGACAAGCTCAGCCGTGATATAGCCCTGTTCGTCAAGTATCTCCCTGTAATAGCGGTGTATTTCTTCCTCCAGCCTGTCAATCTTTGCGTTGGTCTCCTTTGCGATACGACTTTTCCCCGTCAGGCGGTAGTTCTTGGCATCCCACAATTCCGGCTGCACTTCCATTTTCGTGGAGAACTGTGCGACTTCGGTATTGATGGAAATTCTTCCCATGAGCGGACACAAGCCGTTCTTCTTTACCTTTTGTCGGTTGATGTAGAACAATATCGCGAAAGTATTGTAGGTGGTGCTGCGTTCTTTCTTCATGGCTTCATTCTTTTATTGTGTCCGGCTTCGGTTTTCGATGTCGTAGTCTGGGACGTTGCATCCTCAGCCAATGGGGTATAGTTGAATTTGTCATCAAGACGTTTTTGCAGCCTGCCCATATCCTCGCTTACCTTGTCATGGGTCAAATGTGCATAGATTCGGGTGGCACGCCAGTCCCGGTGTCCCATCAGTTCGCGTACCGTATCAAGCGGAACTCCCTGTGAGAGAGTGACTACCGAAGCGTATGTATGCCGTGCCTGATGGAATGTGACCCGACGTCTGATTCCGCATGCTTCCGCTATCCTTTTCAGGTAGATGTTTGTCTTGCTGCAACTGTACATCGGAAACAGCCTGCCGTTTTTGGCGATGCCCCGATATTTCTCAATGAGTTCCAGCGGAAGTTCCAGTAACGGCACATGAAATGGAGTGCCTGTTTTCTGCCGTGCGCTGTGAATCCACCATGTCCCGTCCTCTGCCTGTGCGAGATTCCTTTCTGTCAGATTGCGGAGGTCGCTGAACGAGATTCCGGTAAAAGCAGAAAAGAGGAACACGTCACGCACGAGGTTGAGGTTGGATTTGGGCAGAGGTGTGGCTATCATCCGTTTCAGCTCCTTTTCAGACAGGAATTTTGGGACGATGGGAACATAGTCAAATGTATAGCCGACAAAAGGGTCTTGCCGGAGGTGTCCGCCATTGATGGCAGATTTAAGTACACGGTGCAGATAGCCCATCATCCTTGTTATGGTGGAACGTCCGATTTTAAGGTCGGTGCGCAGGTACAGGTCGTATGCGGATACGAAAGCCGGATTGACAGATTGGAACGGCAAATCCCTCACGTTGTACCTCAGCCGGAGGAAGTCCTTCAGGTGGTTCAATGCCACGCAATACTGCTTGTAGGTTGCCATCTTGCGGCTTATACCGACCTTCTTGTAGAAGCTGTCGTTGCATTTCTCATAAAGGGAGATTAGCGTTTCCTGTTCGGAGGATATGCCCTGAAAGGCATTCTTCACTTCCATTGCAGACACGTTTTCCTTTTTCGCCAGCAAATTCTTGCAGGCAGAACGGATATCCACGTTTATCCTGTCCAGTTCCCTGTTCACGACAGTGGCGGGTTTGCTCTTGCCCACAGCCCTGCCGGATTTTACATTCCACAGTTCGGGAATGGCATACACCTTGGTGCTGAACTGCACCATTGACTTGCCGATACGGATTCGCCCCAATATGGGCATCGTCCCGTCAGCTCTTTCCTCGTTTTTCTTGAGGTAGAATGTTACTTTCAATTCATCCAT